ATGTTAAAATCACCGATGCTGCAATTAGTAAAGCAGTAGAATTAAGTGCTCGTTATCAGGCAGATAAGAAACTACCAGATAAGGCGATTGACCTTATTGATAGTGCTGCAGCGTTACGTCGTACACAGTCTCGTGGCTCACGTACTATTGATGTTGCACAAATTCGTCGTGAATTGAGCCGTATTACTGGTATTCCAGAAGCACAGTTGGGCGCAGAAAATACACAGAAAATTATGCCTAATATTGGTACCGAGATTAAGGCAGTTGTGTATAATCAAGACAAGGCAGTTGATAAGGTATTAGACCGTGTATGGGTATCACACGCCGGTCTAAAGGCTGATAACAAGCCTGTTGGTTCATTCCTGTTCCTTGGACCTACTGGCACAGGTAAGACTGAACTTGCAAAGCAATTGGCAGATCGTTTAAGCATGAAGTTGCTGCGCTTTGATATGAGTGAATATCAAGAGCGTCATTCTATCTCACGCCTTATTGGTGCGCCTCCTGGCTATGTTGGTTATGAAGATGCTAACCTTGCTGGTGGCTTGCTCATTAGTGAGATTGCCAAGAACCCACACTCCATCATTCTCTTTGACGAGATTGAGAAAGCACATCCTGATGTATCACAGGTGTTGTTGCAAGTTATGGATGAAGGGTTCATCACTGGCACTAATGGCAAACGAGCAGATTGCCGTCAGGCTATCCTTATTATGACAAGTAATTTGGGTGCTGCTGATAGCGAACGCAATGTTATTGGTTTTGGTGGTGGAACAAATGTGGATGCAGTTGACGCTGCTGTCAAGGAGTTCTTCCGTCCAGAGTTCCGTAATCGTGTTGATGCGATTGTTACATTCAACAAACTTGATACGGCTACTATTCGCAAGGTTGCAGAGAAGTTCATTCGTGAACTTAATGAACAACTTGCGCTAAAGAATACATCAGTATCACTTACTGATTCTGCGTGGAATTGGTTATGCAAGACGGGTTATACTCCAAGTCTTGGTGCCAGACCAATGCATCGCACAATTCATGAACATATTAAAGTTCCGCTAGCAAAGAAAATACTGTTTGACAAGACAGGAAATCATGCTAATATTAAGGTAGACCTAAATGTTGACAAGTTAGAATTGGTAGCGCAAGATGACCGAGATAGCAGAATTAACTCTGATTGAATACCGTGATCGGTTCAGAGACCATTTGTTTAAGTGGCACATTGATACCGAAAACAAACTGTGGTATGGCAAGTATCACTTTCGTGTAGAATTAGCAATTCCAAGAGATTGGGATATTCGTGAAAATATGCGAAAAGTTTTAAAGAATCTTGATCCAGACTGTCGTCTTCGTAAAGAATCATACTTGCGTTTCTTTACCAATAGTACTACGGCACTTGATGCAATTCTTGATGATCCATCATTGCTTGCCGCAGTCAAGGGATTTACCACAAGTAATGATCAGTATATTTCAGCGATAAAAAACCTTGACAATATCGCAGTAGATGTTAAACTGGTAAGTGAGATAAAGTATAATCCAGATATTCTTTATCAGGTTGACTTTGAAACTTATTGGGGTTGGGTAGGTGGTGGACAAGGTAGTAGCAAACAATCACAAAGACAAAACTTGCTTGAATTACATAAATTTGTCAAGGATAACAGCGATGATTTGTTTATGCCATATGAATTAAACCGTTGGTGTACTCGTGCTGCTGCAGGTTTTGAAACAGGTTATTACTATGGTTCAGTTCGTGTATTTTGTAGAAGTGCAGACAATATTCCACTGCTGTATATGTTATTTCAAGATGGAATTAATAAAGTTTATAAGTTAGTAAAAAAAAAGGTATAATGTAATGAATATTGAATTAGCAACTACTCTTATTAATCGTGGTATCGTGAATAATAAAACTCGTATTCTAGCACGTTGTCCTGTGCCAGCATTTGGTGGTATGCCAACCGAGAAACGTTTGTTTCTTAATGTAGATCGGGTTGTAAGTGATGAAGGCACTATGAAGTTTATTTCTACGCACCGCAGTGGTCGTAAGTTTAGTGTTCCAATTGATAAGATTGAAGAGATAGATGGTATGGAACCTACACGTCTTGGTCTTGCATATGATATTAAAGCAAATGGCACAGCACGTGGTGGTGGTAAGAAGCGAGGGCGCAAGCCTAGAATAAATACCTAAAAGGTATTGTAATGGCAAGTTTACCAACTGTAGTATTAAGTGCAACAAGTTATGGACAAGTTTATCCACCGTATGATGGAGTAAGCAGCACTTGGAGTAGCAACAAGTTTAAGGGCAATGGATACTATGGTTATACTGATGGCTTGCATACTGTTACATATTTGTTAAGCGCTTTTGTTGGCGTAATTAAATTTCAAGCAACCCTAGTTACCAATCCTACTGAAAGTGATTGGTTTGATATTACCTCCACTACAGTAGGCGATGGTATCAATCCTACGAGTGGTGGATATTATTTTAACTTTAGTGGTAATTTTGTTTGGGTTCGTGCACATATCACAAACTTTTCTAGTGGTGTGATATCTAGAGTGCTATATAATACATAATACTCAATTAACGAAAGAGATAATCAATGAACGACGATACAACTGCGCAACAACAGCCTAATGATGCTACGTTTGGATTACCACCCGAAGCCTTAGATTTTTTACGTAAACAGCATATTCATTTTTGTCTACCCATGTATGGTGGACTTTGTAATGAAGCAACATTTATTGCAATGATCAAGTTTGGTATTATTGCTGGTAAAATGGGACTTAATTACAGTATTGATACAATGGTTAATGAGTCACTTATTACTCGTGGTCGTAATAACCTTGTTGCTAAGTTCTTGTTTAATCAAGCCGCAACACACTTAATGTTTATTGACGTTGATTTAGGATTTGATCCAGAAGCAATCATTCGTCTACTACTTGCTAACCAAGATGTGGTTGGTGGTGTTTATCCAATGAAGCGTATTCCGATTCGTTATGTTATCAACACGGTTCCAAACCCTGTTACTATGGGTGACCTGGTTGAAGTTTCCACATTAGGCACGGGTTTCATGATGGTGAAACGTCATGTAATTGAGCAGTTGATTAATCTACATCCAGAACTGAAGTATCGTGATAATATCGGCATTGGTGCGCAATATGAACCGCTTATGTATGGTCTATTTGATACTATGATTGACAAAGATGACAATTATCTTAGTGAAGATTGGACATTCTGCTATCTATGGCGCATGGCTGGTGGTAAGATTTTTGCTGATACAGGCATTAAACTTGACCACACTGGTTATCACAAGTATGAAGGTAACGTTGAAGAACTTAAGAAGGTGCTAACAAATCAAGTGAGTAACGGTGGACCACATCATCTTGATCCACAATCGCAAACTCAATTAACACCTGCTACGCCAACTGCAGTTCCTCAACCTATTAAGTTAAAACTTGGAAAGAAAAAGGATTAAATTATGGTTGATAATATTGAGACTGAATTAGTTGAATTTAAGATACTACTTGATAGTGTTTGGCATAACGCTGCACCAAAATATGAAATTCTGTTAGATGATGAAGTTGTATCATATGGAATGGTTAGCGAGAAATCAGAAAAAGATGAAGAAAAAGTTGTTTCATTTGCAAAGGAATGTATTGAAGGCGAACACACACTTACAATCAGATTGATTGGTAAGCTACCAAAACACACTATAGTAGATGAAAATAATACAATTATTGCTGATCAACTATTGCATATCAAACAAATTGAAATTGATGAAATTGAATTAGATCATTTATTTTATGAGTTAGGAAATTTTCATAAGCAAATAGGAATTGCAAACAGTAAACCTGTTTATGACGAATCACCAATGCCTGAAAAATATACTAATTTAGGATTTAATGGCGAGTATCGTTTGAAGTTCTCTGTTCCTACCTATATATGGTTCCTAGAAAACCTATAAATATCTGATGTTCATAAATCAGATTATTAGCGAAGCCCCAAAAGTTGGTCGTGCGTTTCAACACGTAGAAGACCTTGTTCTTATTGATGGTAGCAGTGGTGCTAATACTGCTATTTCTCGTCTTTCAACACTTGCAAGTAATCCACAAACCATTCGTTGGAAATGGGATGGTAAGCCGCAAGTATATTGGGGGCGTGAACCTGATGGCAAATTCATCATGGTTGGCCACAATGGTTGGTTAAAACCAGATGGCAGCGGTAAAAGCAATAGTCCGCAGGAACTTGTAAAGTTCATTATGAATACAGGCAATGTTGCACCAGATAAGCAAGACGAACGAATGCGATTTGCCAATGAGTATGCAAGTCTATGGGCGCTGTTTGAAGCAGTTACTCCACAAGATTTTCGTGGTTATGTTTATGGTGACTTGTTGTTTATGCGCCGTCCGCCACTAGAAAATAACGCTTACACATTTACTCCAAATAATGTTACATATAGTGTTCCTACATCTACTGAACTTGGACAACGCATTTCAAAGGCAATTGCAGCCGTTGTAGGACATGCATATTTTCCGCAATTTGGTATGGGCGATGATCAGCAACAACCTATTGATGATTTTACGCCATTTAATAAAACACAAGGACTAATTGTGTTAGGTCCACGATATGCACAGCAACCTGTTAAGATTGATACAAAGAAACTACAAGACCTACAAAAGTATGTTGCAATTAATAAAGGTGCAATTGATAACTTCTTAAATGATGAACGACTTGCCGCTATGAAAATGGCAGGTTTCAAGGGCGTGCTATATAACTTTAATAACCAAATGGCAAGAGTTGGCAGAACCAGCGATCTTGCCAGTGAGTTTACTAATTGGTTGAGTAGCGGTAGTAAACAAAGTGCGCCGATGCAACAAAAAATTACCGATTGGATTGCACAAAATCAAAAAGGTTTTATTGCAACCTTTGCAGTGCTAGAAAATCTACGCAGCGTTAAGAATCAAATTATTGATCAATTAGACAGTGAAGGTGGCGATATTCAACAAACTACCAAGGGTCAAAAGGGCGGTGAGGGTTATGTAAACTATGGTGAACCTAACATTAAACTTGTGCCGAGGCATCGATGGACGCCAAATTAAACTTTGACACAGACAAGCTAATTATAATTTGTTATCCAACATTTGCAGGTGGGAAATTTTTAATAAATTGTTTAGCATTGAGCAAATATGCTACGTTTCAAGACAATTATCTCGTGAAAAAAGATTTAATTTCAAAAAATTTAGATAAAGAACCTTATTATAATTTTAAATTAAAAACAGCATTAAACAGTTTGCCTTCTAAAAATAATATGAATAACTGGCGAAAGTATGAATATGGGTGTGTTCAACTTTTTAATTGGGCATCTGGATCATTCTGCGAAGAAGAATTATCCAATGATATTGTCAAAAATGAAGTAAAGATTTTATCAAATCAAGAAGAAGTTAATTTTTTTATAGTTGCACATAATAATATTAGTTTAGAAAGAGTGTTGAATTATTTTCCAAATTCAAAAATTTTATTACTAACTGATTATGTTGATTTTATGATTAAAGCAAAATTATTGAAAGATGACCCAACAACATATAACTTAGAAAATTATAAATCAAAATGGACAGATGACAAATATTCTGAATATATTGACTCATTTTCTGAATATAAAATTAATTACACCATGAGTTATGCAGATATCTTTGAAGAAGATAAATTTTTAAATAGAATAGAAAATTTATATGATGAGTTAGGTTATGATGATTTTAATCGTAATTTAGTAAGCAAATTTTACCAATCTTACATATCATTGCATGTTTAATTATACAGATAAATATTTTATCTGGATAATATAATGACCTTAACAACACGCACTAATTTTAACGAAGCCGCTGGACCACATGTTTCATTTTCATTTGGGCGTATGAACCCACCACATTATGGTCATGAAGGGTTAATTAAAACGCTACAGAGCGTTGCAAAGAACGGTGCATGGGCGCTATTCTTAAGTAAAAGTCAAGATGCCAAGAAAAATCCACTTACCTATGCAGAAAAACTAGCATGGGTAAAAACACTTTATCCACAAACACAGGGACATTTAGTTGAAGACCCCAACATCAAAACATTTCTTGAAGCAGCCTCACATCTTTATGACAAAGGCTTCCGTAGTGCCACTTTTGTGGCTGGTGAAGACGATATGGCAAGTATGCGTCCAGTATTGGAAAAGTATAATGGCAAAGAAATGGGGCATGGCTACTACCAATTTGAACCCCTAACATTTATGGAAAGTCCACGTCTAACAAGCGCAACAAATGCTCGTGAAGCAGCAAAAGAAGGCAATCCAGAAAAATTTGAACTTGCTACTCGTGTGCCACCAAATATCATGGTAGATGGCAAGACGCTATTTCAGGCAGTTCGTCGTGGTATGGGACTAGGCGAGGCAGTTGAAGAAAGTATTATCACAGAAAGCCTATCAGTAGAACAACTTGCTCACATAAGTGATAAAGCCCTAGATGATGCTTATCATTATGGGTTATCAACACCTGGCAACAACTTTGGTTGGTTGGCAAACATTGAAAGTGCCACTGCTGCCAAGCGTATGATTGATAGTGGTATCACTGATGTAGATGCAATTGCTGACGCTATCCATGATGGTTGGAATAAAACTGCCGTGGCTGATTATATGGGCAAGTTGCAGTTAGATACACCTACTATTCCCAATAAGAAAAAGAAGCGTTATGCACTTGCCCAACAAACTTATGCACAGTTGCCAGAAGTAGAAAAAGAAAAAGACCGTGTAGTTGCTCGTGCTATGTTGCAAGCGTTGGGCGTTCAAATAAACGAAGACCTAACACCAGACCAATGGGCAGAGTTGCATATCGCTGATCCAAAAGCCTATATGGGCAATAAAGATTATACCAATCGTCGCTGGTGGACTCTGCAGTTTAAGAAGGCTCGTGCTGCTGCTCGTGAGAAGGGTGCGCAACGCTTTGAGTTTCCACCAGGCAGTAAGAACAGTTATATGGTTGCTCCTGATCTAGCAAATGAAGGTAAAGTAAAACTATATACTGATCCAGACTATTTTGGTGCAGAAGTAGATGATAGCGGGTTTGATTCACTGCCTATCATCAACATTCCTACAAAAGAACTTGTTGGGTTTGAACCCGATGAAAAGATGAAATTACCAAAAGCCCAAGCAAATGTTGCGAAAATTATAGATGGTCTAGAGAAGAATGAAAATATACCACCTATTTTAGTCCGCAAATACAAAGGTGGGTATCAAGTATTAGATGGTCATCATAGATTTTGGGCTTATAAAACACTTAAAAAAGATAGTATACCCGCAAGATTAGTTCCTGACAGTGACATTGAAGAAATTAGCAAAAACAAAGTCAATGAAGCCACAGAAAAATCAACCAAAGCCGAGGCAAAGTATCAGGCAATGCCTCGCAATGGTCAACGCTGTGACCACTGCACTATGTGGCGTCCTCCGCATGGTTGTAGTGCTGTTAGTGGCAAGATTGCGGCAAATGGTTGGTGTTCATACTACAAACGTAGTCATCGTAAAGATTTAGATGAAGCAGCACAAGCAAAGCAAGTCAACTGGACCAAACCAAATCTTGATTTTGAGTGGGATAAGATAGAGTTCCAGTCTAATGCTGCGGGCAAAATCACTGAGACTCGTCAGGCTGCTTGGAAATGGCTCAAAAGCTATCTGCCCGCTTGGCCCGAATATGTGCTGCGAGATTGGATTTACAATCACTTTAAAGGCGACTGGGATGTCAGCGGCGACAATACCAAGACAGTTATACAACGAACACTGGATCGTGAGGGCATGACTCCACAGACTCGTTGGGAGTTCGTGCCATATTTCCATTTCACGTTTGATAGCCTTGATCCAGATACAGTGCGCCGCATCAAGGAGCGGCAAGGTGGTGCAGTCAATCCCTATGGCATTCCCAAGGATGCTGAACGCCATGCCACTCAGGCCACGCTGGCAGCACAGCAGGGCGGTGTCAGGAAAGAACCCGTAATACTCAAAAAGGTAGGCAACAAGTATGAGTTGATCGAAGGTTGGCATCGCACTATACAGCACTTCAAGCAGTTCCCAGATGGTTACAAAGGGCCTGCGTGGATCGCAATGGATGCCAAGCCAGTCAAAGAAGAAACAGAACTTGACGAAGCAGCATCACCAGTGTTGTTCCACTATACAGGTAGTGTGGGTGCGGCATTAAACATTCTTAAAAACAATGAGTTTATGTTAAGCATTTCTACTGGCAGTGTAGAAGATCAGTATGCACCACGTGGTTATAACTATTTCTTATCTACAACACGCAGCAAAGTGGGTGGCTATCACGAGTTTACTGGCGGCACTGCTGTTATGTTTAACCTTGATGGCAATTGGTTCAATCGTCGTTATCCAGTTAAAGCAATTGACTATTGGGCAGGATTTGATAAGCAAAAGCACAGCGAAAGCGAAGACCGTGTATTCTCACGTGAGCCAACTATACCAGCAGATGCGATTACAGCAGTTCATATCTTACTTAAAGAAGCAGGTGAGTTTGCAAGTCCAACTACTCGCCAGTTGATGATTGTAGCAAAGAAGCGTGGATTACCAACCTATCTTTACAGTGATGAAAATGCGTGGAAGTTACAGGATACTAAACGAGCAATACCAGTAAGCAAAGCACAAGATTTAATTCGTGGTCAAAAGAAAACAGGTTATGTAAGTACCAGTAATTATGGTAAGCGAATGTTAGGTCCGTGGTTAGAACTAATATTCAAGAAAAGTCGCAGTGAGTTATCCAAGCGAGCAAATGAACTGCGTTATAGTTTAACTTATTGGAACGGCGGTCAGTTTGCTGATGATTTGGGTCTGCGCAATGAAATTTCAAATGCTCGCAAGCCAGGCAA